GCCGACGAAGGGCACGTTCGATTGGGAGTACTCGAGCTCGTTCGTGACACGCAACGTGCAGAAGGCGCACGAGTTGTATTCGGTGGCGCGGGGTAGGGATCCGTTCCTGCTGACCGGGAAGCGGATGCAGCGGCGCTTGGACAAGGACAGCCGTATGTACATCGGGCGGCTCGGTGCAGCTGCTCGGGCCTCGGCCGATCTGGCGATGCGTGACCTGCTGAGAGCGGAGCGGGGGGCGCTGCGGGCCGCTCAGCGCGAGAGGATTCAGGCGGCGTTGGTGCTACGGGCGGAGGGAACGGTTCGGAAGGGAACGGAGATCGCTGACCTCAAGGCGGCTCGCAAGGAGTTGCGTCGGCGGATGAAGGCGGGTGAGGTGGAGGACCTGGCGGCGGCGGAGAACTCGCTGCGGTTGATGGACGAGCTGATCAAGGATCCGAAGTTGTTGTTCACGTCGAAGCTCGACAAGGCCATCGAGGCGGCGAAGGCGGTGCAGAAGGAAACCGAGGCGGAGTTGCAGCGGATGACGTACATCACGGGCGAGCAGGCGGCGTGGCGGTCGCTGGTGCAGGGTGCGCTGACGCGCGGGCAGATTCGGGAGCTACGGCCGGGTGAGAAGGCGCTGTACGACAAGAAGGGCAAGCTGATCGCGACGGGGAAGGGGATTGGTGAGATTCCCGAGGGAGCGACGGTGAGGCAGGCGCCGAAGGATCGGAACCTTTGGGTGCGGATGGAGTTGACCGAGGACGGTCGTCACGTGTTCGCTGTGCGGGACGCGAAGGACGCCGACAAGGGCGCGATGTACGTGGACCCGATGGCGGTTTCACGTGAAACGCACAACAACAAGTACTTGGGGTTGGAGTTCGACGAGGCGGGGGTTTTCTCGCGTGGTGAGGGCTACTTTGAGCGGGACCTGGGGCGGCGTCACGTTGAGACGTCGATGCAGTACAGGCAGCGGGCAGCGAGCTGGCGCCGGATGCAAGAGCACCTTCACTCTCTCAGCCTTGAGGGTGCGGCCCTGTCGCCGAAGGTGTGGAAGGCAGAGCGAAAGCGTCGTGCGGATGCTGGTGAGAAGTGGGATGCCGTGTCTGTCACAGAGGGCGGGACGGGCAAGCCGCTGGGGGACTCGGCTCTGCGGCTGGCGGCGGACGATGAGCCGGCGTTGCTGATTCCGCACAAGGTGACGAAGAACCTCGAGCGGCACTTTCAGACGCCGAAGGGAGCGTCGGGCTACATGCAATGGGTCCAGCGGCAGTACATCGCAGCTGCTCTGCCGTTCAGCGTGAGTTGGCATGCCGGCAATCAGGTGGACCTTGCGGTGCGGTCGGCGATTGCGGGCGTGAACATGATCGATGATCCGCAGCTGGCGAGGGAGTTCCACGCGAATCTGGTGGATGAGCTGGGTAAGAGCGAGGCGGACAGGGTGTTCGCAAACCAGGCTCACTTTGGGTCGCAAGCGAGGACGACGCGGGGGATCACGCTGCAGCAGGTGAGCGAGAAGTCGCGGTTGGCGTTCGTGCGTGAGGCGGGCCGGTTCCTCACGGAGACGAAGGAGAAGACGCCGGGGATGAAGCGGGCTGGCGCCGTGAAGGAAGGCGCGCTCGACTTTGCCACGGTGATGGAGAACCCGTGGACGAACGCGATGAGCGGGTACGCGGTTCGTACGCTGGCGCGGCACCTGGGCCTCTACATGGAGGATCACGCGAAGCTGGCTCAGGTGATGGCGAGGCAGGTCAAGATGGACCCGTCGCTTGTCAACGAGTTCGCGCGCCGGACGGTCGAGGTGCTTGGCGACTATTCATCCTCCCCGCTCATGCGGCGAGTGGTGCAGCCCGTGTTTCCGTTCTACCGCTGGATGGCAGAGTCGGCGAAGTTGCTCTACTACACGCTGCCGACGAAGCATCCGCTCAAGTCGGCGATTGCGCTGCTGGCGATAGAGCTGGGCGCAGAGCAGGCAGAGCGGCTCGGGCTCGAGGGGTACTTGAACGACACGGGCATCCTGGGGTTGAAGCTGGGGGGATCGGGATCGCTGATCGGATCGATCCCGCTGGGGTACGGGTGGTATTTGCCGACCGCCCCGTTTACGTCCTGGGGGGAAGCGGCCTTGATGTTGGAGAGTCCCTGGGAGTACTTGCCCGGTAAGGCGTTTCCGTACCTGCAGGGGATTGGGTCATCGCTTTTGGGATACGGGCGCTGGACAAAGGCGGGTGAGGTCGGATTCAGTCAGATCGAGGAGCATTTGCCTGAGTGGGTGCCGGACCTGCCGGGCTACAACAAGAACAAGATGTTCTACAAGGGGCCGTCGAGCGGCAAGGCGGGCGTCGATTCGTTTCTGAGCTCGTTTGTGCCCGGCTACCAGCAGGCGAAGGGCATTGCGCTGGGCGGTGGTTTTGATCTGACCGGGACGGGCAAGCCGGAGCCGGGCACGACACCGCCGTGGTACGGCAATCGGATGATCAACCCGTTCGGGCCTCAGCGCGACCTTTCTCAGATCCCTGATGACATGAAGCCTGTGGAAGCGGGAGGGCGCTCTGACCCGGCGTCTTCTGGGAGAGGAAAAGCCGGTGGCGGGGCCGCCTCTAAGCAGGGCTGGTTCCCGGAGGTCACAGGCGGGGTGAGGGAGTTGGAGAAGGGGCTGATCTTTGGAGTGATGGCCGCTGGCAAGAAGCGCGGGGCGACGAGGCGGCAGATGGCCGAGGCGATCGCGCGGGGCCGGAAGATGCGCAACGAGAAGCAGACGTTCGACGTTCCGAGCGGTGTCCCGCAGGAGTACCGCAAGGCGATAGCCAAGTGGGGACCGAAGCTGGACGACATCGCCAAGCAGTACGGGATCGACGGTGCCACGCTGATGGCGAAGACCTTCCAGGGCGAAAGCACATGGGGTGCGGGTGGTGTTTCTGACGCCGGCGCGAAGGGCGGTGCTCAGTTCATCGAGAGTTCGAGGCAGGCGATCATCGACCAGGGCGGGCCTGACCCGTGGTCGGGTGATCCGATGGACGAGGCCGAGGCGATGTACATGCACATGAGCGGGAAGTTCGGCTTCAATCCGGGCCTGGACGGCTACAACCCGTTGAACGGTGGTCCGAACCCCGAGTACGTCGAGTACATCTTGGGTCAGGACGTTGGCAGCAAGTCGGTCGGCGTCGAGGTGAACCCTGCGAAGGGGCTGGGTGGGGAGAAGAACCCATCGGCGAAGCGTGTCGTGCAGCTGCTCGTCGGCTCGAAGGTCCGAGGGGACCGCGAGACAGGCCACACGCCGGATGGTGATCACGATCCGAAGTGGGGCGACGAGTATGCCTACGCGCAGGACATCAACTCGATGGCGAGCATGGAGCATGAGCGCGAGCCCGAGTACAACCAGGAGACGCTGGACAACATCGTCAAGAACATCAAGAAGCAGGGCTACGAAGGGCCGGACCCCACGGGCCTGAAGATCGGGGAGAACTGGTCGGGTGCGGTGCTCGGCAAGCGGATCCAGCTGCTGACGAACGAGGGTGGGAAGGTGAACCACATTCACCTGGGAGCGCGCGACATGGGTGACGGCGCGGCCGTGACCGCCTCAGGAGCCGTCTCACCGGCGAATGTGTCGTCAGGTGAGGCGCTACTGGGGTCGAGCGCGCCCGTGAGCTCCAGCGAAGTCTCCTCGGCTGAGAGGGCTATGGGCGGGGTGGTGATGCGATCGGTCAAGCGCGATCTGAACCTCGAGCGGCTGAACTTGGCGATGGCGCTGATCAAGGGGCTTCTGACGCCGACCGAGTTCGCGGCGCAGTACCGGAGTCTCGAGCAGGAGTTGCTCGGAACCTTGTCCGGTTGAGCGGGGAAGATTCAAGTCATGGCGAAGTTGAAACAAGTACGTAGCGGGAAGAAGCGTCGACAGGCCGAGTTGGCTGAGAAGGTGGAGCAGCTGCGCGACCGGAAGCGTGATCTGGACACGAAGATCCACGCGAAGCGCGAGAAGCGAGGAGACGCGAAGACCGATGAACGCGCTGATGAGCTTGCTGACGAGATCGATGTTCTTCGGGGGCAGGTCAAGCGCCTGGAGGCACGGATTGAGGAGCTTCGTAAGGTGCGGGTCCGTCTTGGTCGCCAGATCAGACGGCTCACTCACCGCATCCAGGCGAAGGTGGCTCGTAATCGCTATTACGCCTCTGAGCACTTCCGCTATGACGAGTTCGACTGCCACGATGGCCGGAAGGTTCCGAAGGAGGCGTACGAGGCGCTCAGGGCCTGGTGTCGAGATGTGGGAGAGCCAGCCCGGCTGCGTTACGGCGCGGTATACGTTCTCAGCGGATACCGACCGGCCGATTACAACGAGAGGATTGGCGGGGCTGAGAACTCGGTCCACATTTACGATTACCCAGGTCGGATGGGACACGCAGTAGCGGTCGATTGGGCGGCGGAGAAGGGTGGGCCGCGGGACTGGTTCGATTTCACACAGGGGCGCGCCGACGGCCGGGGGTTCTACCCGACGTCGGGGTTCCACCACGCAGACAACCGAAACAGGATCGGGTGGCCGGACGCCGCTTGGTCCGGATAGGCAAGGATGAGAAACTACGAGAAGCTCGCAGCGGCATTGGTCGGCGCGGTTGTCACGGTGATTGCCGTGGCAGGGATCGACGCGGATCCGGAGATCGTCGCAGCGGTCACTACCCTGCTCACCGCGGTTCTGGTCTGGTGGAGGCCCGGGCCTACTGATCAGTAATCGAAGGGTCGGAGACGAGAGAGTGCGTGAATGAAGGGCGGCAATGGCCAACAGTCCGGCGGGTGCTCGGTGTCGTTGGGTTCGTGTATCTCCTCGTCATCGAGGCCACGACGAAGGTGGAGCTTCCTCTACCGCTCTACGGACTCATCGGCGGTCTACTTGGGCTGGACTGGATACTTGATCTGCGAAGGGAGGGCGCGTCGGATGAGAGGGAGTGATTTCCTCTGGCGACACATGCTTGGTCTGTATCTGGTGGCCTGGTTCGCCGTGATGTTGGTTTTGACGGTTGAGTGGCTATGAACGCAGTCGAGCGCAGAGCGATCATCATCAGTTACGTGGCGCTGTTCGGAGTGCTGCTGATTGGGTTGGTCATTGCCGGCGAGCGGTTGAGGGAAAACCAGTTGCGGGGTTGCGAGCGTGGCAACGACATCAAGCGCGAGTACAACTCGTGGGCGGAGCCGCTGAACGATCAGGCTGAAGCCATCGAGCAGGTTTTGAGGCAGGTGGCGGAGAACCCCGACAACGCAGATAATTCCGCAATCAAGCGGGGGATCGTTGTGACGAGCGAAACGTCTTTTGAGGAGGTTCCGTTGGTCGATTGTGAGACGATCATCCGCGAGTGGTACATACCGTGAAAGGAAGGGTCAGATGAAGTTCTTCGATGGACAGACAGGAGAGATCCTGGATTCCGAGGTTCACCGCGACAAACTGGTGAACCTGATCGACATGCCGCACAGGCTGTGCAAGCTCTCAGACGACGCCGAGGGAGTCATCAAGGGCGAGTTCGGCGGCAAGCGCGATCCCGAGAAGCGCCAGCGCGCTCATCGCAACATGGAGGCGCGACAGGCTGCGCTAGCCGCGGAACGGGAGAATGCGCTGAGGGAGCTCGAGGAGGCAGAGGCCGAGGAGTACGAGGAGGACGACTTCGATGAGCTTCCCGATGAGGAAGCTTTCGCAGCTGCTCCCGCGTCCGGGGAAGCAGAGTAGTCAGCGGGGGGGCGGGCTTGGCTCGGCCCGCCCCCATCGCGGCTCAGATGCGGTCCTTGGCGAACAGGCCGATGAAGAACGCGTCGATCTGATCCTGGCTGAGGGTCGGGTCGGGACCGAAGCCGTTGATCCAGGCTTGCCGGATGAGGGCCTTGTTGGCGTTGCCCGGGAGGCCTGCGGCGTTTTTCCATTCGTTGGGCTGGGGAGTGAGTACGGGCGGGAGCGATCCGCAGACGGCGGTCACGCCCTGGCCGACGCCCGCCATGTAAGCGCCGACGAACGGCAGCAGCTTGTTCGCACCGGTGCCGAACGGCAACTCGATGGCGATCACGCCGGGGGTGTATGCGAAGGCCAGCATGGAGCCGAGCCGGTAGGCAGCGGCGAAGGCGCTGGTCAGGCGCTCGCCGGCGTTGTGGCGAGGCCCGAGCTGCTGGCTGGCGGAGAAGTACTCAGGGATCCCAGAACCCGGCAGCGTGGCGAGGGCGATCTCGCTCACGCTGAGGTCGATCCCCCACGCCCATAGGTCGTTCTTGGTGAGGTAGGGGTTCGGGATCTCGGCAAGCCCGTAGACGTCGGGCAGCGAGTCCTTCTGATCCTGCGACTTTGATGGCACGGTTGATCTTCTCCTGTGAGAGGTAGGGAACAATGTCAAGGCGGGGGTACTGGCGGCCGTCGTAGCGGTCGTGGTGCAGCTGGCAGAGGGCGATGATGTCGAGGGGATTGACTTCCTTTTCGTCGTGGATGCGACCGATCGTGTGCGCCCATTGGGCCGGCTCGCCGCAGATCACGCACCACCGGGGGACGGTGGATTGGACTAGGGTCCAGTCTCGCCTTTTGGAAGCCATCCGAGTAGTCTGAGATTCTCCTGTTGCGGGTGGACGCCCCGCAGAAATGAGGGTCAGGGTGAACTATTCGATGGTCGAGCTGGTTGAGCAGCGACTCCGTGCGGAGCGCGCGCTACAGAACATGCGCTTCCTGCAGGAGCGCTACCCGGAGGATCCGAGGCTCCGCGGCATCGTGGGACGCATCGAGGATGCGATCCACACGATTGGCGCGAAGATGCTGGATCAGGCGATCAGGGAAGTCGAGCTGAGCTCGTGAATGAACGGCTCGAGGTAGGGGGTGGCGTCTGCGACCGTGGTCTGGACGCTGACGTCGTGCAGGACGAACAGGGCCATGATTCGTTCGCAGAGGTCCTGATCGCACTCGTCTGCGCGATTGCAGGCGCACCAGACGGTCAGGACCTCGATCAGGGGCCGGCGCTGGGCTGCGTCGTGCGTGAGCACGTTCTGCAGTAGCGGTCGGTCCCGGCGAATCGCCTCAAGCAGAATCTGCCATGAGCCTGTCGTAGGGGGTACGTCCGTTGCTGTCCTCGTTGTCGACGAGCGTTGCGTAGATGGCAAGGTCGTGACCGTCGACGGTTGGAACGGATCGTTCTGGGTGGAGATAGCTGATCCTTTGGTCGGGGGTTACGCGGTGGCCCGAGGGATAGTATTCGGTTCCGTCAGGACCGACAATGGGGCCATCGTCAAACAGCGGTGTTTGGGTTCTTCGCGCCATCGTTTACTCCTCCTCTCGTCTTTGCGAGTGCTGTCTTTGCAGTTCGGCCTCGACCCGGTTGCTCTCCTCGAGGTCGTCTTGTGGCGGCGTCCACTCGGTACGTAGCCGCGCAATCTCATTCTCCAACTCGCGGACCCGCGCCTCGTATTGGTCCAGGGCGGTGAGAGCGGCGCGGAGTGCCAAGCGGTCCCGCGTGCAGTCCTTACAAGAGCAGGCGGGGTCCCAGCTCACCCAGGCGCTGTCCTCTTGCCCCTGCAGCCGTTCCAACCGCTCCCGCTGCTCTTTGGTGATACCAGTCATCGTTCCTCCTCTATGTTGGGTCTAGCCTTCGCCGGCTTGCCCAGTACGACCTCGGGCTGGATCGTGATGGTGATGATGTAGTTAGACCCTTCGCGCAGGGCCTCTATCACCTCTGGGCTGGTTTCAAGGTGAGTAACCATGTCCTGATATGCCCCCTCCGTTTCCGTCGTGTAGACATGACGGAGACGGCGCTTGATGGCCGGGTCCAGCGGGTAATTGGTCGCTCGCCGGCGGGACCAGGGTGACGCGAAGGCTTTGGCCATCCCGTCAACGAGTGCCTGCAGTGGGGTTGCCTGGGCTCCGGCAGCTGGCTCTGCCAACCGCTCCCTGGCCCATCGCGTGAACTCAGCCATCGTTACCACTCCTGGGGATCGTTTTGGTCGTAGGCGCGGTTCCACATTTGCTCTAGCTCGTCGGTGAGCATGTCGCCGCGGGGCAGGTGGTCGAGAATGAACCGCAACTCGTCGATGTCAAGATCAAGGCGACAGACGGGCTTGGTCCCGGTCCATGTATTGCCTGGGAGCATCTCAGCCATCCTTCCCGGCCTGACCCTGGGTTTGACCGAACTCGGTTTCCCGGTAGAGCTTGAGTATCGACTGGCCGATGGACCGGCGCGTGTCGAGGTAGTCGAACATCTGCTCGAGCGTCTCGTACTCCTGCAGGGCTGTCTTGAATCCGATGTACTCGTCGGACTTGTAGAGCTTGCCGATGGCGATTGCCTCGGCCTTGTTGGCGGCCAGCTTGCCGTCGGCCTCCATGAGGGTGGACTGCTCGAAGGCGATTCGCTTCTTGAGGGCATCGGCGCCGGCCTTGCACAGACCGGCGAGTTCTGAGTGACGCTGCTGGTTGAGGGCCAGCTGGTCGTCTATCTCGCCGAGCGCCTGGACGACGCTCATTGGGTTGTCGGACTTCATCGGCCCCACTCCTTCGGCATGAGCACGCGATCTGCTTCGCGGGCGTGGTAGAGCTGCACGGCGGCGAGTGCGGTGTCTTCGCTGGTGAAGCAGTCGAAGATTTGGTACTTGCCGTCGGGCCGCAGGTGGACTATTGCGAGCCGGTCGAATGGATCGGACTCGGGGACTGTCTCGGTGTATGCGACCTCGTAGAGGCGCAGCTGCTCGGACATCGATGGGTAGATGCCCTTGCTGGTCTTGTAGTCGAGCAGGCATCGCTGCCCGTCGATCTGTGCCACGAGGTCGAAGCGCCCGGCGTATCGGTGGATGGCCGATCCGACGATGGACTCCTGCTCGATGATCATCGGGTCCTGGTCGAGCCAGAACGCGGCGAACGCCTGCAGGTAGGGGCGCACGTCGGGTGCGTAGTCGTCGAGGTTCGGGAGCTTCTCCGTGACGCCCACGGTTTCGAGGGCGGAGTGGATCAGCGTGCCGAGGTCGCCCTTCGCGTCCCTGATGTGGTTGGTCGAGAGCTTGTTCTCGATCGCCAGGGCCTCGAGGGGCGTCTTGGTCTTCTTGCCGCGCCTGACGCCCTGGTCGGGGCGGTTGGTCGGCTGGCCTGAGAGGTGGTCGTCGGCGTCGAACTGCGAGAGCAGCATCGAGTTGAGCTTGTCCTGCTGGATCAGCTGCAGGATGCCGTAGTAGCCGACGCGCATCCCCCACCAGGCGAGAGCGGCGCTTTTGTCTGTAACCGCGTCGAGGATCTGGGTTACTGACGGGACAGGATCACCGTCGACGGTGTATGCGTGTTTCTGGTCGTCGTAGGTGATCTTCACGGTCATTCCTCCGTTGGTCTGTTGGAATCTTTCAGCGTCTCGCTCAGCGCGAATGTGACGAGGCCGGTGGCCTCCCATGTTCTGAGCCGGCGCGAGGCGCCATCGGTCGTGGTCTGCACGAAGGCCCGGGTGCCTTGCGGTGTGGCGATCTCCGCCACGATCAGCACCTTGCGCAGGGTGCCCTGAGCGAAGTCAGGACGCTCCTGCGCGAAGGTGCGGGTGATCGCGTCGTGCAACTCGGTGAAGTCCACTAGGCGGACTGCTCCTCGATCCACTGATCCAGCTGGTCGAGCTGGGCGACCGTGAGCTCAGCGACGGTCTGCTTGCCGTAGCTGGACTGGATCTTTGCGACGACCTTGTTGGCGTCGAAGCCGTCGGACACGAGCTTGGAGGCCTTCTGGATCACGGCCTCGACCCGTGCGGCCTTGCGGCCGTTTCCGGGCCCCGAGGCCGACTTGGGCGTGTTGTGCGACTCGTCGGAGCCCTCGACGTCATCGATCTTCTCGGTGGGGACCTGGAAGAACTTCTGCAACGCGTACTTGTTGCCGTTCGTCAGAGCCTTGTTGGTGGCCTTGTCCGAGGAGTCGATGGCCTCGGTCGGGTACTGAGCGGAGATGGAGAACTCGGGGTTCTCGACCCGCTTCTTGACCCACAGGGCCTTGCCCTCGTGCTCGACCTGGTGGTCGTTGACCTCGATGAATCGATCCTGGTCGGTGTCGATCAGGGTGAGGAAGCACGTGGCGGCGAGGTGGTTGCCTTCGCGCTTGACGTCGCGGACGTCGAAGACGATCGCGCAGGCGTACTTCTTGAGCAGGGGCTTGAGGACCTGCAGGAGGCCGTGCTCCTGGAAGTGCTTGTAGCGGGTGCCCTTGAAGGCGACCTCGCCCGTCTTCTCGACGTCGTGGATCTCGGACTGGATGGCGGACAGCTTGGCTGCCGCGCCCTTCGGCTTGACTTCGGCCATTGGTGGTTCTCCTTGTTTCGGGGCTTTTGGAAGTTCTCGCATGAGCGCCCCTCCACCGCAGGCCGGCCTTTTACGAGGCTCACGGATTCTCAGGGGCGCTCATGCGCTTGCGGCCAAGCCATTGCCGGAGCTACCGGTTGAGAGTGGCGGCAAGTTAGGTGCCCCGCGCTCAACCCTACGGGAGGTGAGGGGAGCGCGGGGCGCTGGGGCCGTTCAACCCCCAGCCTGCACCGGGCACGGGCAGGTGACCCGGCACAGGTTTGTTACGCGCTCTGGTAGGACTCCTTCCTACGGGCGCGGTAGTTGGACTCGGCCTTCTTCTGCATGGCCGGCGTGAGCTTCTTGAGCCCCATGTCAGCCACGGGCGAATCGCCGGTGATGTCGTAGCCCTTGCGGTTGGTCCGCGCCAGGCAACGGTCGTCGGCATAGCGAGCCGCCGTGACCAGCTGCATGTAGCGGGCCAGGCAGTCCTCGACGGAGACGGACGACTCGATGAACTTGACGACCTTCCCGTGGGCGTCGTTCTCGAGGTAGACCTTCTTGGTCTTGTCGCCCTCGCCGGTCGTGGTGATCCAGCCGGGGTGCAGGTAGCGCAGGCCCTTGAGCAACCACTGGTGTCCGTGGTCGGCGCAGGCCTGCAGCACGATCGCCTCGATCAGCTGCTTGGTCGGCTTGATGTCGGCGATGCGCTCGAACACCTGGGTCGAGAGTTCGGCGTTGTACGCCTCGCCCTGGACCTGGTCCTCGAGGCGCTTGCGGCGCTCCTCCTTGCGCTGGTCGGACGCTGCCTTCTTCTCCTCCTCGGTGGGCTCGCGGTCGTCCCGCTGCCACGGCTTCGGAGGCTGGATGGCACCGTCGATGTCCGGCGCGTTCTCGTCGTCGGACTCGGCCTGCTCCTTGTTCTTGGCGTAGGTCTTGGCCCACGCCTGGAGCGCGTCGATGGCGAGGACAGAGGCCAACTCCGGATCGAAGAACGCTGCCGTCGATTCGTCGTAGTGCTCGGTGGCGTCCGGATCCTTGTACCGGTAGACGGCACCGCGAGTCTCGGCCTGCTCGATGATGTCGTCGGTGACGACGAACGTCGGGCGGGTGTTGGTGGCCTCGGTGTACTCGCGGACGAGCATCATGCCCTCGTCGTCGCCGATGATGTCCTCGCAGTAGTAGCTGCGGTCGAGCTCGAACGTCGGGACGAAGCCCGGCTCGTTCGGGATCTGGTCGCGCAGACCGTGGAGCGGGTTCTTGCCGATCACACGGCCGGAGTGCGGGTTGCGCTTGAGCCAGCGCAAGACGACCTGGGCGGCCTCCTTGTGGACCTTCGACAGCTGGGCGATGAGCCGGAAGGTGTCCGGGGACACTCCGTGCTCCTCGACCAATTCGAGGGCGAGGTCGCCGAGCTCGAGCATGTCGTACGCCTGCTTGACGGCGTTCGGCTTGATCGCGAGCTTCTCGGCGATGGCCTTCTGCGACGAGTAGCCGGACTCGCGCATACGGCCGACGCCGCGCACGATCTCAGCGGTGGTCAGGTCGCTGCGGTGCAGGTTCTCGACCAGGGCGGCGGGGAGGTCGTCCTCGACCGAGGAGTACTTCTCCTCGCGGATCATGATCGTGATGTCGGTGAGTCCAGCCTTCTTGGCGGCGAGCAGGCGCCGGTGGCCGGCGATCAGCTTGTAGCCCTCAGTGCCGTTTGTGCGGACGGTCAGCGGGGTCAGGAGCCCGTTCTGCTCGATGGACTTGGACAGGGAGTTGATGCGCTCGTCATCGATGTGACGGCGGGGGTTGAAGTCCTCCTCGACGTGGATCTGGTCAATCGGGACTGTCATCGTGCGGGGTGGCATGTGTTCCTTTCGGCTCGTATTGCGGATACCGCCCGTCGCGGTAATCCTCGATGAAATGAAGAACGACGGGCGGGGGGGAGATGAAGTTGATGCGACCGAGGTCGGAGATTCGCAGTGTGCCCAAGACGACGCTGGCGTTGAGGGCTACCTCCACCGGGGAGCGGGGCCAGGAGTCGGTCCAGCGGCCCCTGGGGAGGCTGGTGAGGGGTTCGAGGGAGCGTCGGGCGCGGACCTGGTTGACGAACTGGAGAACGGCTGTTTCCGACACCGTCCGAAGGTAACGTGTCGGTATGACGACCGACTTGGCACAGCGGGGGGCTGACGGGAAGAAGCTGGGCGCCAGGAGCCCGTACAGCGCGGAGCTGATCGACTACGCGCTGTGGATGGTGGCGATCGAGGGCGGGTCGGCCTCGAGAGCGCACAACCGGATGATCGCCGAGCACGAGGAGAACCCCAAGCACGAGATGTACAAGGCCGGGGTGCCGACACGGCAGGTCATGACGAAGTGGTCGCGGATCACCTACAAGAACCGTTACACGGAGCTGCTGAACCTGCGGCACAGGGAGATGGACGAGGCCATCGCCTCAGAAGCTCAGGTGATCGCCCAGCAGATCGCCAGCGCTGAGGTCGCTGCAATCAAGCAGACCCAGGCTGGGATCGCCGGCGCCAATGGAGTAGAGGCTTCACAGATACTGCGGAACCTGTCGCAGAGCAAACAGGTGCAGCTGCAACAGGCTGGCCTGATCCGTGAGCGGCCATTGGTCGAGCGACAGGCAGACGACATTCACTCGATTGCCCGATCCCTGAATGATCTGGCGGGAGGGCACGTAGTGGAGGTCGTGACGGCTGAGGACGTTCGGGACGCCGAGGTCGTGGAGGACGCTATGGAAGCGGAGGAAACGTCTTCTTGACATCGTTGCCGTGGTAGTCGAGGACGAACATCTCGGCCTGGGCCGGGTTGTGTTCGGCGACGACTAGGTAGAAACCGGCGTGGTCGGTGCCGGGGTCGGTGGTTTGGGTGTACTGGTCGATGGCCTGGTCAGCCGTCTCGGCGGCGATGTACTCGCGGAAGGTGTGCTGGTGGTAGATGGGCTGGAGTTCGTGGATGCACCAGTTGATGATGGTGGCTCCTTTCAGTTGGGCCAGGGGGTCTTGATGGGCGGTGTTCCGCCGTTGCGGGCGCGGCGTCTGAGGACAACGGTGCAGATGCTGCACGCGGGGGCGTATTGGCCGCCTCGGAGTCGGATGGGCGCGTAGTCGAGTTCCTCGAGCTTGTGGGCTCGGGAACCGCAGAGGCAGCACCGGGTGTAGTCGGTTCGCTGGGTCATGCGTCGAGGCGCCTCAGTGGTATCGGGGGTGTCAGGCACAACGTCTGTGAATCCCGATGGGCCTCCGGTGTTCTGGCAGGGAGTGAACGCAGCGTGGATCAAGCCGCAGACTCCGCAGAGAGTGGGCTCTTGTGCAGTGTCAGCCATTGGGGTCCTGCTTGGTTGGGGTGAGCAGGGTCATCTCGTTGTAGTCGGAACCGCAACCTGCGCCACACCAGTTGCGGGAGCTTTCGGGATGGGGTCCGCAGTGAGAGCAGGACCATTGGCCGTTGTTGGTTCGGGTGAGGGCGGCACGGGCGTTGCAAGGGTCGCACCTGTCGCACGCCGGAACGTGTTCAGCGTCGAGGCAGTCGAGGAAGTCCGACCACGCCGCTTCACAGCCGCGAGCAGCAATGCGTGCCAGCGTCGCCTCGTATTGTTCTAGGGCGAATTCACGGTTCGTGTGAAGTTCACCTAGCAGCTGGTTCTCAGCTTGCGCCTCAGCGATGATGCGTTGCCATTCTCTGCGCTCTCCTTCGTATTGGTCCAGGGCGGTGAGGGCGGCGCGGATGCTCTCGCCGATGTAGACGTTGTTTCGGACCTTTTCGAGCCGCTCCCGCTGCCGTTTGGTGATACCAGTCATCAGTCCTCCTCTATGTTGGCGGGCGTGTCATTTGATGGCCTTCTTCCAGGGGCCGTAGAGAGTGTTGAAGTGTTCTTGACTGATGAGGTCTTGCACAACAACGGCCCTCGCCGCAGCCCTCGCCGCAGCCCTCGTCGCATCTTTCCCCGCACCCTTCGCCGCACACATGGCCGCAGCCCATGCCGCATCCCTCCCCGTAGTGCTCGCCGCATTTCTCGCCGCAGCCCACGCCGCAGCCCCCGCCGCATCTCTCGCCGCAGCCCACGCCGCATGCAGGCCTTGAACCTCCTCACGGGTCAGTGTCTCGCACCGCTTCAATAGAACAACCACCTCTGGCCCCTGCGGACCAAGTGCTTCATGTGCTGGTCGCTCCTCGATTACGCGAAGTGCCTTGCAGCAACGCTTGTTGGGAAGGCTGTCGTTGCGGAAAGCGCGGCCCACGAGCTCAACGACGAACAAGCGGCAGGGCCAGTTCATCCCGGTACAGTCGGTTGGGGATGTGGCTACCGAGAAGTAGGTCTCGGGGTCGTTGCGGCGGAACTTCTCCGGGTGGCGCAGGGTCTCCCCCGACCTCAATGCTGCGGCGTAGTCAACTTCGCCAGAGTAGAAGTCCGTGCCATCAGGACGGGTGGCCTTGTAACTCATGCGGTTACTTCTCCTTCTTCGTCAATGACGATGATCTTCGGCCGGCCCTTAGCGGCGCCGATCTCGAATACGGACAGTCGGGGTGAATCCCAGGGAGCCTTCGCAAGCTCTCGGACGTCGTTTTCCTCGACGCGGAGGCGAGCCATTGTCTGTTTGAGCGCCTCCTCGGCCATTGGTGAGAGACTCATGCGAGGGTTCTTCCTGCGTTGAGCTCGAGGAGACGGTCGGCACTGACGGCAACGCCTGGTTCGTCGGAGACGACGGGCGTGGCGTAGTAGACGCTGCCGTCTGGTCGCACGTGGCCCGTGAACAGGGTGGCGTCGCCGCTGGGGTCCACGACGAGGTACTGGCGAACGGCGACGTGTATGGTCGTGTCGAGGTAGAACAGCAGGGCGTTGGAGTGGTTGGTGCGCTCAGGCATGCTGGGCTTCGATTCGCGGAGCAGGTGCAGCTGGTCGCCGGAGATGCCGTACAGCCAGTAGCGGTCGATGTTTCGGTCGGTCATTGGTTAGAGCCTCCTGGCGTGGTCGTGTTGGGCGATTCGGTTGGTGATCAGCTGGCGGTTGAAGTCGTTGACGGTCGAGCGGTGGATCCAGGCGGCCTCGGAGATCGGGATGGGACGATCCAGTTGGGGGTCGATTCGCCAGTCGTAGGGACGGGCGCGGTGGTCGGCGAAGTCGGGCCAGTGGAACTCGATGCCGTCGAGGGCCATGCGCATCTCGGCCATGGCGATGGCGCCGTGGCTCCAGACGTTGCGGAGGATCTGGTTCAGCCGGACGAGGTTCATGATGCGATCCAGTAGACGACGCCGAAGACGACGCAGAACACGGCGAGCAGGTACGTCAGCCAGAAGGCGACGACGGGCCAGTCGATCTTGCGTTTGGGATACATGGCCGTTCCTTTCGGTTGGTGGAAGCGCAAGCCCCGCCGGCGCACCATGAACGCCGACGGGGCCATTGGTCATTCCGGGGAAGCAGCCGGAATGCCCGGGGCCATTGGTTTGGCCCCAAGTGGAAGTGAAGCGGAGGGACTCGGGGGCAGGGCCGGGATGGCCCTGTTGTGTGTGGCGCGCGGATGCGCGCTCTCCGTTTGAGGGATTCTGGCGGGCGAATGCCCGCTGGCTGTTGCCAGGGAGAAGGCGGGGGCGCCGGCGGATGCCGACGCCCCCGAGAGGAGATCCTAGAACGGGATGTCCTCGACCTGCTCACTGGCCGCGACCGGGGTCGCGTCCTCGACGGGCTCGGACGGGGAGTCCCCGTTGGAGCGCTGCACCCGGTCGTAGACGCGGATGTCGTCGCCGATGATGGACACGGACTGGCGGTCGTTGCCGTCCTTGTCCTTGTACTCGGACCAGTCCAGCCGACCGGTCACGACGACGGGAGCGCCCTTCGCGCACCGCTTCGAGACGGCCTCGGCGAGGCCTCCGAAGATGGTGACGTCGAAGAAGTTCGGCTTGGTGCCGGACTCGCTCCGCTTGGAGTAGCTGTTCGACGCCAGCCTGAGGTTCAGGCGGGGCGTCTGCGACCCGTTGTGCAGTTCGCCATCGCGGGTGAGGTTCCCACCGACGACGCACTTGTTGATGTCCTGGAGAGCCATGACGGCTCCTTTCGCTTGGGCTGACACTTAGGCCAGCGCGTTTGGTTCGGGCTGGATCGCCCGGTTCAACATCGCGTCCGACAGTCTGAGCCTGGGTGGCCTACGGTCGGTCCTACACGATGCTGAACCCGGCGAACCGCCGGGTGGGGCTAGAGGTCCAGAGAACCGCTAGTCCCGAGGATGCCGTCAAGGGTGACTTCCTCTCGCACCTGGAGAGAGGAGTCTTCCCTCGGTTCGTGGATCTCCACGAGTCCGGCTTCCGCAATGATCGGATCGAGGTCGATTGCCTCGTCTCCGAAATCGATTGTCACGACGACAGGCGCCATGATTCACCTCCGTCCAGGGTGGGGGGGATTCCACAAATCCCCCCACCCCACCTAGAGATGGGCCAGGAGGACTGAGACAGCCCCGAGTATCAGCAGCCACACGGCTGCGTAGGCGATGAGGAGCGCGCTGTCCAAGCAGTCGCGCCCCCACGGTTTCTTCACAGGGTGAAGGGGTGCATGGTTTTCCTTTCGTTAGAGGACTCGGAGTTCGGGATGCAGCGGCGGCATGTAATGGCGCTGCGTGGGGCCGGTGGGGCTGTGAAGCTCCAGCGGCGAGCAGTTGAGGTAGGCCCGCTCGGCAACGTGCCGCGCGTGGCCGTCTCGACTGATGTTCACGGCGAAGACGAGAACGAGATCGGGCGGGGGAAAGAACATCTCGTGGAGCAGCCGCTCCCGCGAGAAGCCTTCGGGGTAGAAGGTCTTGTGTTCGAGCCCCGGCGTCTTGGTCGTGATGTGGTCGACCATCTCGGTGAGGTCGGTCGTGTAGCGGCTGACGAGCCTGCCTGGGGGCAGGCGACGGAGCCGCATGGCGACGGGTGCGTAGAGGGCGCGAGGCCAGTTGGGATCGAGCCCGAGAACGACGATTGGGCGGGCGATGGTGTCCACCTCCGATGGGATAATGGTGCCGTTGGCCGGGGCGAAGTCCTCGCCCCGAACCAACAGCGATGATTGACAACTCAGCGGCGTACGAGAGCTTCGAGAGCGAAGAAGTCAGAGGCGACTTCATCACCTTCGAGCAAAGCGCGAACGCGCTGCAGCTGCGGGGACAGCAGTTCCCACTCAGCGGCTGCGAGAGACTCCCTGAGCGTAGGCTCGGGGAGGTTCTGCCAGCAGGTAGCGGCGAAGTCACCGGGGGGCTGAGAAGCGCCGACGATGAACTTCTGCTCCAGCAGGTATTCCTCGACGCGGCGCTTGTAGACCGGCCAGTCGGGCCGCAGGGCGACGCGCCGGCCACGGTGCAGAGCCTCGAAGCCGTTCGGGGCCGACAGGACCCAACGCTTCTCACCGAGGCTCTCGGTCTTGCACGCGTGCCAAGCGTGCTCGACCGAGTGAGCGTCGGGTAGGCCCAGGCGTGAGGGGATCACGCAGGGGAACATGTTCGAGAGGAAGAAGTTTTCCCCTCGGTATCGCGGGTCTTTCATGACAACTCCCTGATGTGAGCGGCGAGCGCTGCGATGAAGCAGAGCAGCGCCACGGCGGCGAGGATCGGGGCGCTAACCCGATCGTCGTTGAGGACCTCCATGACGGCGACGACCTCGCAAGCGAGGCCGACGCCGAGGAACGAGTCGGAGATGGTTTGCATGGTGCTTCCTTCCTGTGGTTAGTGGTAGACGATCGCCCTGGCGTCGAACTCGCGACGGGGCACGACGTAGGTTCTGCCGTCGTGCTCCCCGGAGTCCAAGAGGACCTGGCCATGGCTTTCGCGACGGATCCTGAAAGATCCGGTGACGAAGGCCCGGGCGTCTATGAGGGCGCCCTGGTAGAAGGCCAGGGCAGGCCCGGAGTATGAGACTGCGAGGGTCATGCGATGTCCTCCTCGGGGATGCGGCGTGCGATCTCGCCGATCAGGCTGATGAGTCGTCCGACCGTCTCGGTCTTGGGGGCGCTGACGGCAGCGCGTGAAACGCGCTTGGTGCAGCGCCATGCGGCCTCGTTGAGAACCTCGTGGACGAGCTCCTTGCGCTCGTCACGAGCAACCTGCTGACGTTGCAGGTTGGAGGCGTACAGCTGGATCCGCTTCGCGACCTTGATGAGCGCGGGGATCGAGCTGATGACGCCAACGCCGATGATGGCGTCGTGCTGGTCGGCGATGATTTGGTTCTGCATGATGCTTCCTTTCCAGAGTGGGCCTGTTCGATAGACAGGCCCACTCGGTTCGGTTGGAGGCGCGACTCTGGTTCTCTCCTAGAACCAGATGGCGCTCGGGATCTCGGGTCGGTTACGGGGAACGACGCCGAGAGTCGCGGGTGCGACCTCGACAACGACGACGTCGGGACCGACGTGCTCGGCCTCGAACAGGTTGTCGATGGCGTCGTAGGTGTCGTCGAAGGGGCCGCCCGCGGCCTCGATCTCGGCGAGATGAGCGTCAGCGGCCTTGAGGATGTGGAACATGTGCTTCCTTTCAATAGAGCGCAGACGGCTTCAGGGAGCGCCTGAGCATGGTTTGCGAGTGAGCGGGACAGCGAATCGAGCGAACCGTTGCCCCACGGGTAAAGCTGAACCCTCTCGATAGGAGGGTCAGCTATCTGGACTCCCTGAGTCCCTACATAGAGGGGAAGCCTCTACATGGGGCAGAGAGGGTGTGAGAGAGAGGCGGCGATCAGGCATCCGTGCCTGGACCGCCGTTCGAGTGGAGCTGCATGGGCAAAGCGCTGGCTGTGGCTAAGCATGGAGCAGCGCTTGCCTATGCAACGCGAGCGCCTACGCGAGGTAGGCGAACTGCCGACCCAACGCGATGGCGTTGAGATCGGCGTAGTCGGGGGCGGCCTTTCGGTTCCACAGCGACCTCCGATTCGTGCCTGAGAGGCACTTTTCACTTGTCTCCGGTAGTGAGCCAAGCTCCTCGCGGAACTTGGCCCGGAGGAGGCCGAGGCTGAGGGAGTAATCCGCGACTGCGTCGGGATGCTCCTCGACCAGCACCGAGCGCCACAGCGGCGACTCGACGTCGGCGGCAGCGAGGCGGAACTTCGCTCGACCCACCGGGTCGTGACGAAGGTAGCCCTCGCGGAGCATCAGCAGCTGCGTCTGCAGCGCGTTCACTTCGCGCATCCAGACCGAACGCCGTTCGCTCCACGGACGGAGCGACGGCTTCGGCTCGCGCGGGGTGACTTCACCCCGGAGGGGGTTCCACCACCATGCGAGCCAGCCGGTCGGGACTCTCAGGACCGAGTAGGTCTGAGTGCCCGGACGCTCGAACCCTCTCGGGACGAGCTGGTGCTCGACCGAGAGCGAGTCGCCGGAGACGAACACGCGGCCCGAAGCCCAGCCATGCTGGATCGGGCCGTGGCCGACGCAGACTGCCGTCTCAAGGCCGGACAGCGCCGTGTCGGTGTACGACTCGGCAAGGTCCACCTGGAACTCGAAGTTCCAGACCTTGCGAGGCATGAACTCCATGCGGTGGAGCCGCATCTCGTGGAGTTCGCCCTCGTCCCAGACCTCGGGAGGCTCGGCCTTGCGGCGAGCAGCGGGAACGAGATACGGCTCGGGAGCCGGATCCGTTTCGCTGTGCTGGGAGAGTGGGATGGACGGCTCGACGTAGCCGGTGGGAGAAGTCTCCACTTCTCCCCCGGTGCGAGCCCTCGCCAACTGCGACTCGATATCGAGCAGCGCGTCCCGTGTAGCTGACCAGAAGCCCCACGCATGGCCGTTCCCTGTGTAGGGAGCTTCGATCATGCCTACGTCCTCGTAGTCATGAGCTTGCGTATGGCCGAGAACGTCGTTGATCGGCGTGCCGAACTCATCGACGGTCTTGGTCGCGGGCATCACATGCTCGCGAAGCTGGGCGCGCTTCTCATCGGCCTTGTAGCCGATGCCGCCCATCTCCTCGTAATCCGGGATCTCCTCATCCGGGTCGTACTCCTGGATGGGAGTGCGATCGAGGAACTCGATGTCGTGCGCCGTCTCGTCCTTGCGAGGCAAGGCGCGAGTCACCGACTTGGTGACTCGGTGGTACGGAGCGCCCTGGGGCGTGTAGGACACCGCGACCTCGTAGGCCAGCGGCATCGTGGAATGGCGCTGAATCTTCCGAGGCTTCGGAAGATCAACGTCCATGTAGTGGACGGTGGTGCCCTTCGCGGTATCGAGAACGTCTAGCTCGATGGAGCGTAGTTCGTCGCGAATCGCGAGGAGCTGGGCTGGGGCATCGGCAGATTCCTCGACGATGCCGAGGGCTGAAGCCTCTGAGGGTTCGTCCTGAACCATCAGGCGGCTGATCTCATCCTGCCGTTCGAGCAGCCCTGCGGCTGCAGATTCGAATACGTTCATGGTGTGCTTCCTTCCGTAAGCGTGGGGCAGGTCCACAACCCTGCCCCACGCGGTTCATGGTGCGTTGCGCGCGCCGTTCGCACACAACAGTTGTGGATCAATCCCTCGCCGGTCCTGTTAGTCAAAGGCGACGGCCCCCGGCCGGCGCCGTGCTCGATCCGAACAATCACCCCTACTCGGCGGTAAGCCGAGAATGTATGTCTATCCATCTGGTTTTTGTTCGGATCGGGCTTGACGAACTGGCGTTCAATCCCACCCTGGCCTTGCCAGGGAATGTGGGTTTATCCATGTTGGGATGAACGAGGCGTGGGATGATTCACCACCTGTTGTGTGCCCTACGCCGTCTGCCCTATCTACCTATGTAGGCGAGTGCCTGCACTCGCATGTATCCAGGCACGTAGCTGTCGTGCTTCTAGGTAGTGAGGCCTTGTGCCGAACGCGAGTGCCTGCACTCGCATGTCCTCTACCTACGACAGGTGCGTGACGCAGACCAAGCGAGAGGGGGTGTTCACCAATCCCCCTCTCGCGCTGCTAGGACTGACGATGCCTTCTGGGTCGCACCTTGTCTGGTTCAAGGGGGGGAGGGGAGAGTCCCTCCGCTGCGCTTCCATTTGCCGTTCCCCCCTCAGCGTCTGACAAAAACCCCCCCGCACGCGAGAAAAATCAGCCCTTCGGCGGTCGCTTCTCCCCCACGGCTCGCCGGGCGAAGATCGCGACATGTTCTTTGCAGAGAGGGATGCGCCGCCAGCTGTGGGTCGCCTTGCGCTTGCAGCCGGCGACGTGGCACCTAATCACGGGGGAAGGTGTCGCGGAGCCACTCGGAGTACAGCTCGTCCCGGTCGGAGAGCTCGGCGTTGCGTCGACGCAGGATGCTGTTTGCCTCGACTGTGGCCTCGTAGGCGGAGCGCATGCGCTCGACGGCTCCACGCTCGCAGGGAGAGAGGGGCCAGGCGCGGTCGATCAGGTCGGCGATGATGCCGGTGGTGTACTCGTCAAGGCATTGGGGCTGGTTTTCGGGATGGGTTGCGGGCAGGTCCGGGAATCTCATCGGCTATCTCCTTGAGTAGGGGCAGGTAGGGCCTGGTGACATCGGGGGGGAGTCCGCGAAGGATTGCGAGGAGCTCGTCGCGAGCAGCTGCAGCGGCCTCTGCGCGGCGCAGGTAGAAGGCGAGGTCGGAGTAGACCTGCTCGAGGCGGGAGGCTGAGACGACCGCCCTGAACTCGACAGGGGCATGACAGTCGGGACAGATTAGGTTGGGGCCGTTTGGGAGCCAGGTGCGGCACTCGCATGTGGCCCCGTCGATGATTCGGTCCATGATGCTCCTTAGAGTTGGGGTGTGGCGCTGCCTCTCCCGCATCGTAGGCCGAAGGACTTCGACGAGCTGGCCCGGGCGCTCGAGCGGATCTCGAGCGATCTGGGCAAGGCGCTGTTGGTGCAGCCGGATGGGACCGTGGAGCTGCGGGTGGCGGGGGCCGGGATGATTCTGACGTCGCCGGATGGGAACACGCGGGCGCTGGTGTCGATCAACAACGCCGGCGCGGTGATCTCGACCACGCTGTAAGAGTCAACCCCCGGCCCGCTATCGCAACTCTGGGTTACGGACGGGCCGGGGGGACCGAGTCAGGCGAGCGCCTCCACACGCTCGGTGGCCTGCTCTGTGGGGGAGTCTTCGATCAGGTTCATGATTTGGCTGGAGAAGTGGACAGCCTGCTCGGCTGCCTCGGCGACGATGGCGTCGTCCTCGTTCGACCAGGTGGTGACGTAGGAGATCGTCTCCTCGCTGACGTCCAGTCCGATGAGGTTGCCGACGATGTAGGTGGTCGAGTCGCATATGCACTCGGCCTCCTCCCGGCTGAACTTCTCGTAGTCCACACCGAGGGCGTGAGTCATCTCGTGGATGAGGATGCGCAGCTGACGGTTGGGCTCGAGGCCACGCTGGATCACGATCTCGTCGTCTTTCGTATGGAAGCCCAGGACGCCGGGCTGGTTGATGTCCTCGAACGTCAGGGGCCAGCCCATCCGATCGCAGGCCTCGACGCAGCGGACGAGGTAGGCGTTGTGGGAGTCGCCGCCCACGATTGAGCCGGGCGGGTCGAGCTCGATCACGTTGTCTGGGTCGTTGGGCTCGGTCTGGGACACGTCGAAAACCTTCACTCCCTTGAAGAACAGCTTGGTGCGCTCGGGGTCGTCCCGGTCCTTGACTTTCATCGGTGCGAGGATCCAGATGGCTGTCGAGCCCTTCTTGATGTGGCGGTCGAACTCGCGGCGCCACTTGCCCGCGCCGGCGACCCTGGTGGCCTCGGGGTACTGGCAGGCGATCAGGATGGTGTTGCGGAACGAGTAGCGGTGGAACTTGGTGCGGACCTTGAGCCAGCGGAGCCAGCCCTCCGATGTGCGGAGGTTGGCAACGGCCTCGGTCATGCGCTCCTTCGACTTTTGCATGGCGTATTCGCGCTTGGTCATGGGTGGTCCTTTCTGCGGCGGCGGGGTCCTATCCCCCCGCCGCCGCTAGTACAGCAACACTTCCTTCATGCGGATCAAGATCGATGTCGAGCAGCTGCAGGGCCTGCCGCCCGTAGAGAGGGATGCTGCACTCAAGAAGCTGCAGTCGATCAGGGCCAAGCTCAAGCGCAATCCCCTGCTGGGTTACAACCCCTGGTCGGCGCAATGGAGCTTCCAGACGCATTCTCAGCGTCTGAGAGCGTTCCTGGGAGGCAACCGGGCCGGCAAGACGACGGTGGGCATCGCAGACGATGTGATCCAGGTCACGCCGCGGGAGATGGTGCCGCAGGAGTTGTGGCCGGTGAAGCGGTACGACTGCCCGTGCTTCGTGAGGATCATTAACCCGTCGGCAAAGCTGAGTCGCTCGATCATCATCCCGAAGCTGAGGGAGTGGCTGCCGGTTGCGCTGCTGAAGGACGAGCGGTGGGCCAAGAGCTACTCGAGCCAGGACGGTTCGCTGTATCTGGCGTGTGGCTGCAGGATCGATCTGATGAGTTACGAGATGGAGCTCGACAAGTTCGGCGGCGATGCGTTGCACCGGGTTCACTACGACGAGGAGCCGCCGCAGGAGATTCGGGACGAGAGCTGGGCCAGAACGCTCGACTACGACGGCGACGAGATTTTCACGATGACGCCGCTCAAGGGCCTGACATGGATGTACGAGGAGATTGTGCTGGCTGCTGAGGAGAAGCAGGAGGAGATTCACATCGAGAGCGCCTCGATGCTCGACAACCCGTACCTGCCGTCGAACGTGCGGGACCGCGTGTGGAGCATGTGGGGCGATTCGCCCGATGCGCAGGCGCGCGTTCACGGCGACTTCGTTCACAAGGCCGGGCTGGTCTATCCCGACTTTCACGGCCAGGGCCGGACGGGCTACACGCGCGAGTGGGTCAAGTCGGTGGCGGAGGACATCTACGTCGGGATCGATCCTGGGGTGCAGTACACGGGCCTGATCTGGGCGGTGTTCGATCAGGGGAACGCCCTGCACGTGATCGATGCGGTGAAGATGCAGGACGTAAACGTCGACGGGGTGGCTTCACGGATCAGGGAGCGGAACGATTACTGGCAGATTCGCGATCCGCAGTTTGTGATCGATCCGGCTGTTGGACACCGGGAGCACTCGCGGGGGCAGAGATTGGAGGTCGAGTACCAGAAGGAGGGGATCTACGCGATCTGGGGAGACAACGACCGGGAGGTCGGTGTCTCGACGCTCAGGCGGCGGATGGCGAACGACGCGTTCTTCTTCAACGAGGATCGCTGTCAGGATTTGGTGCGGGAGGCGCGGAACTACCGGATCCTCGAGCGGGAGGACGGGAAGTTCGATGTGGTCAAGGTCCACGATCACCTGATGGACGCGCTGCGCTACGTGGCGATGATGCGCGTGTTCGACCCGCCGATGAAGAAGGCGCCGGGCGGGCACCGGAATCCCGAGCTTGCCTGGGCGCCTCCGAAGAAGCAGCCGAAGCACTCGGTCATGGGGATCGGCGCGTAGCGTCCGGCAGAGGGTGAAAGATTCGGCCTGTGGAGATCGTTGAGGTAGCAGAGCTCTTTCCGGGCCAATGCATGATCACGCACACCAGCGACGGCCCGTTCATCGACTTCGGCAACGAGAACGCAGCTGGTGAGCGCCAGTACGTCTCGGTGCAGGTGATTCTGGACGCGGGGGCGAAGATCGGGATGCTGCCCCCGCAGGCGAAGGCGGCCTACGAGGAGCGGCTCCAGGAGCTCGAGCGCACGCTGAGCCACATGAGAGGCATCGAGCAGGCGCTGGACGAGCTTCGCTGGGCGGTGAACAAGACGCTGACGGCCGGCGCGGTGGAGATCAGAGACGGCGGCAGAGAGCTTTATCGCCTGCGGCCGAAGCACCCAGGGGCGAAGCGCGTGGATGTCGGCGTCGAGGCCGAGAAGGTTCCGTGACCCTCCTCTCAAACCCCGGGAGCCACATCTTCACGGGGCGCAAGCAGGTAGCAGCTGCGGGGACGGCCGAGGCGTTGGTGAGCTTGCCGGAGAGCATTTCCTCGGTGGCGGTGCAGGGCTTCACGACGAACACGGGCGAGGTCTGCATAGGCGACGCGAACATCGTCGCGGCGGATGGCTCGGAGCGGGGCATGTTCCTTGGGGCGGGCGAGTCCACGACGATTGCGATCGATGATCTGTCGAAGCTCTACGTGGACGCGAAGGTGTCCGGCGAGGGTGTCACCTTTACCTACGTCACAGTCTGATGGCCAACTTCGTATTCAACATCGCTAAGGGCCGCGTGAGCGAGCTGGTGAGGCGCGTCGACGAGAACGATCCTTCGACCTCGAGGATCCGGATCATCCCGCTGTCGGCTTCCGATACCGAAGCGAACGCGCAGGACGCAGACACGGTTACGGCCGCGCTGGCGACAGCGATGACGGAGCTGACGACGGGTTCGTGGGCGCGGGTGAACATCACCGACGCGGAGTTCGCCACGACGGACTACGACCCCAATGACAGTGACAACCGTGGCGATGTGTCGATCCCGTCGACGAGCATGGGCTCACCGACAGCCGGAACGACATCGGGTCTGCTGTTTGCCTATGACGATTCTGGGTCGGACGCGGACTCGGTGCTGATTCCGCTGGTGCACTTGGACTTCGTCGTGGTGGCTGACTCATCCGAAGTCGTCATCAACCCGGGCGACATCTTCCGCGCAAGCTAGTCAGGTAGGGCCGGATGGCTGCCCCGACAGTGGTTGCCTACGGCACCCACGACGAAACGGACCCGACTAACAGCGCGACGGTCACGCTGCCGACGACGCAGAGTGGCGATCTGATCCTTGTCGGTTTCACGGCGCGTGCGGGTACGGGCGGCACGGGAAACCTAGACGTTGAAACGCTGAACTGGACGCCGGACGGGACGCTGATCGAGGAGCTCAGCAGCACTCCGGATACTTGGTTCTACTACGGATGGGCGACCGGGGATCACTCCGGAGAGTATGTGTATGTGGAGGAGAGCGCCGCTGGGTCAATGTGCGGCGTGTATCTGGTCATTCGCGGGGCAATCGGCAGCGGTGATCCGACAGACGGCTATGCGTCGGAGAGGACTGGCGCTAACACGGACCTTACGCTGACCGGCGGGATCACCACTACTTACGACGACAGTCTGGTGATCTACGTAATGGCCTGCCGGAACGATGCGACGGTCACGGCTGCCTCGATGGACGGTACTTCGATGCCGATCTACGCAGATGCGATTAGCTTGGGAGGGAGTGATTCGTCGCTGACGACCGCGGCGCTGGCGCAGGGAACAGCGGGCTCTACCGGTGACTTGGCTTTCACCAGCGGTGTGAACACGTTCAAGTGGCTGATTGGAATCGGTATTCGGGCGGCCGCGGCGCCCTCGGGGGTAGACCTGACTCCCGCGACGGAGAGCGAGGCGGCGCAGGCGGTTACTCGCAAGAAGCTGAAGGGCGCGACGCCCGCAACGGAGGGCAACGCGGCACAGGCGTTGTCGTCGCAAAAGCGCAAGGGAATCACGGCGGCGACGGAGGCGGACGCCGCACAGTCGATCACGCACAAGAGACTGGCGACACTGACGCCGGCCACGGAAGCTGATGTCGCACAGGGGCTGACGCAGAAGAAGCTGGCAACGCTGTTGGTGGCGACGGAGACGGATCTGGCAATCCCGGTGACACGGGCGGCGGTGGCGAACTACGTCGACCTGACACCGGCGGCGGAGAGCGACCTGGCAGTGGCGCTGTCAGCGCAGAAGGTGAAGACGCTGGGTGTCGCGCTCGAGACGGACACGGCGGCGGCGCTCAGTCACCTGCGGAGGGTGACGGCTGGGACCGCGACTGAATCTGATGCGGCGGTGGCGCCGACGGTGCGAAAGCACGGTTCTGTTCTCCCAGCAGCGGAGAGCGACGTGGCATTTGGAATCAGCGCCAGTCTGAGGCGAAGCCTGACAGCGGCTACAGAGACAGATGGGGCAGTTGGGCTGTCGGCGTCGAAGCGCGTGAGCCTGAGCCCTGCAACAGAGGCCGACAGCGCAGTAGGCATTTCGCACTATCACCGCGTGTACCTGGTCCCAGCCGAGGAGACTGACAACGCGGTTCCGATCAGTAGAGAGGGCGTCGAGGTGGCGCCGGGTCAAGGCAAGCACCCGATTGGTCGACACGGCCTGATCGAGCGCAAGCCGCTTATCGAGGAGGACAGATGATCTGGGTTGTGATCGCGGGCCTGGTGCTCGTGTTGATTTGGGTTGCATGGGTACTGCATAAGCAGAGGGTGGTGGTGCCCGAGGTAACGTCGGCGATTCTGCTGGAGCGTCTTGCGGCGGTGAGCGAGTTTCCTGATTGCGTGTTGGAAGTGGATCCCGATGTGGATGCGGCGCGGTTGGTGGTGACGACACCGAAGGTGCGCGATGTGGCGAAGCTGGCGAACGAGTTCTTCGACATCGAGGTCAAGCCGTACGACAAGCTGAACGACACGAGGCGTTTTTACGCCGGTGACGGCCGGTTCGAGCTGCGGATGAAGATGCGCAAGGGCAAGGCTACGCACGAGGGCGTAGCGGTCCACAAAGCCCGCAAACGGACACTTGCGGTGGAAGTCGAGCGGCTCCGCTAAGGCGACCGGGCCTGGTGGCACAATCGCTGCATGACGTATGGCATCGACCCGGTTCCGGGCCAGGACGCGGCATCGGGCACAGGAAGTTACGCCACCCAGGCTGACCTGGACGCGCTAGAGGCGCGTATGGATGCGATCGAGGCCGTTGATGTAGGCACCGACTACACGGACGAGCAGATAGAGCTGCTGCGGAACGAGGGGCAGGCGGTGTCGACGCTGATCACGGGTGCGACGTACACGGTGCTCGGGTCTGACATTTGGTCGGTGTTGCAATGCTCGAGCGGCTCGCAGCAGACGATCACGATCCCGCCCGATGTGTTTGACACGGGTCAGGCGATTACGGTGCTCCGGCTGGGCGCTGGCGCGGTGGATTTCGTGGCGGGCAGCGGCGTGGATATCAAGTCTGTCGCTGCGGACCCGTGGGCAGTCGGGGCGCAGAACGCGGGGGTGCAGGTGCAATGCATCGACGCGGATACGAACACGTTCTGGATCAGCGGCCAGCTTGCCTAAGCCCGCTCATAAGGTTCGGCAGCTAGGGGAGTACGACGAGCCTCTGCCGGCGGGTCCGCCGCTGAGCTACCTGAAGGGGACTGCGGATACGGTGTTCGGGAGCGGCGCGCTGGCGGCGAACCCAGTTGATCCGATCGGTTTGACGAACGCGGACGCGCGCCTGGTGGTGGGATACGTCAATCGCGCGGGTGGAGTTCCGCAGGTGGTGGGTACTGCGACCGATGAGGAGAAGGTGGGCGACACGACGGTGACGTTGCCCTCGACGCAGGTTGACGACCTGATTTTGGTGGGCGCTGTCTCGAGGGGCACGGGCTCGGCGATTGCGACGAACGGTGGAACTTTCGACGGGGGATCGCTGACGGAGATTGCGGTCGATCCTGATTCCGGGTTGCCGATGGCGAAGATGTGGTGGGTGCGGGCGACGAAGGATCACGGTGGGCAGACGCTTTCGTTCACTGGTGGGGTGTTGGCGATGTGCAGTTCGCTGTGTGTCGTTCGGTACGCGCTGTCGTCGGGGGATCCGATCGAGCAGCTGGTGACGTTCCACACGGCGTCTGACAACACCGGCGACTTGGGTGAGCTCAGCGCGGTGACAGCGGGGAGCTTGATTTTCTACGGAGTTGCGACACGCCGGACGACGTACTGGACAGGGGCGGCGCCGACAATGAACGGTGTTGGGATGAGCGAGGTCGTCTTGGCTGAATCGAACGGCGGTGACGCGGGCACAAGCGACGAGTGTTCGCTGATGCTGGCGTCGGCGCCGGCCGTGAGCACCGGGGGTACCGGGGCGTTTGATTGTGAGACGGGAGCCAGCACGATCAAGGAGTTGTTCGCCTTCAGCGTCAAGGCGGAGAGCGCCAGCGGACCGTCGATCACGACGCCGGCGGGATACACGGAGATTTGCAACGACGCCGGTACGGGCGGCGGGCTGATGGTTGCGTGGAAGGCGGTTGTGAGCGATTCGGCACCAGCGGTGACGTTCAACAACATGGGGTCGGGCGATGTGGGCTACGCGACGGTGGGGGGGATCCGTGGAGGGGATCTGGCCGACTTCCTCGATCAGGTCGGTGCGGTGTCGCACAATGCGGCGGCGCAGGACGTTGGGCCGGTCGCCGGGATTACGCCTGCGGATGCGGACACGATGGTGTTGGTCGTGTTCGCGAAGGCGTACAACTACGTGTCGAGCGACATCCTGGCGGGCGATGGTCTGCAGTGGCAGCGGGCGTTCGGGCATTCGTCCGCGGTGGGCAACCGGGCGATGATCGTGGCACAGTTCGCAATCGAAAGCGGCACCGTCGCGGTGACAGGGAAGACGCTGGTCGTGCAGGGAGGTGTGGCCGACGTTGGGGTTGGGGTGATGTTCAACGTGAATCCAGATGCGACGACGCCACCACCGTCGGCGCAGTATGGGCTGGACGTCGCGACAACCGGATTGGGCTCAGGTGTGGTGACAGGGCCGGGGATTTCGTGTCCGACGCAGACGGACGGGGACTGCGAGGAGATTTATCCCTCAGGGCAGAGCGTGACGCTGACAGCCCAGCCGAACGCGGGGTCGGTGTTTGTTGGGTGGACGGGCGATGTGACCTCGAGCTCGCCGCAGATCATCCTGACGATGAACGCGGCTAAGAACCTGGTGGCCGAGTTCGGCCTGGCTGCGCCTCCTGGGGGTAGTGGAATCGTCAGCGTGATCCCAGGGTCGGGCGCTCCGGTCAGTCAGGACCTGTTCGCTCGGTCGGACTCCTACGAAACGGGCGCGACGGGGCTCGAGGAGAACTGGGAGTACTCGGATCCATGGCGGTACTCGAACCGCACAGCGGACTCGAACAGCCCACCGGGGGATCCGTACATCAAGAAGTGGTCGGCGAATACGTCGCCGTTTCAGGTGCCGGGGCAGTCGTTCGTCTCGACGCAGTCGGTGAGGCTGACGGCGGGGGAATTGCTCGTTCCGGATATTCATGGGCACACGCGACAGCAACAGGCTGAGTCGATGTCGCCGCGCGAGGACTCGATCATGCTGGCCAGCGGGCGGCACGATTGGTCGATCTACGACGAGTTCATCAGCGGCAACTCGCATACGAGGACGGGGTTGTACAAGGGTCACAAGTACCTGAACGGCGAGCGGAGCGTCACGTATTTGGACGTATTCATGCAGGCGAACCGGGCGAGCGTGTTCCCGTACAACCTGGGAACCGGCGGGGGCAACACGAACTTCTCGCAGCTGCTCCAGTTGAAGACCTGGGGCGGGCATGCGTTTCTTGCGATCTCTCAGGCGAAGAACGGGATCAAGACGTCGCTGGCGAAGGCGGTTTCGACGAGTAAGGAGTTGCTGCTTCCGTGTCCCGCCGGTCAATGGATACGCATTGCGATCGAGGCGTACTGGAAGACGAATAGCTCGTCGCCGAACACGGGTCAGAACGGGGGCTGGTTCCGACTGTGGGCGGACTTCGATCAGAACGGGATGAAGTGCATTACGCTCCCCAGTTACGTCGGGTCGGTCGCTGGGTCGGACGGGAAGATTCCGCAGGACTTGCTCAGCCCATCGGCGGGGACCTGGGTCTGCTTCGGTCCCTACCACCGGTTCGAGCACTTCACGAACGGGTCGGTGATCACGGACTACGCGAATGTGTCTGTCTGCCAGGTGGCCGCATAGCGATGGAGGTAGCGGCGATCATCCTCGCAACGGGCCTTGCCGTGAGTGCGGTGGTATTGAGTGTCACGCGGCTGCTTGCTCAGGTCAGTGCGGCGCAGGAGCGGCTGGTGATGTTCAAGGAGGAGCCGGCGGCCATGACTGGCAACTACCTCGCGCAGAACACCGAGAGGCGGGCGCCGCGGACGCTTCCGGTTGAGCCGACAGCGGCCACGCAGAAGCTGGCGTTGAGGATCGATGAGGAGCTGGCGAAGCGTGATCGTTCGTGAAGGGGGAGCGCAGCACAGGTACAAGCAGACCCGAGCCCGCAAGCTCAAGGGGTACTCGGCTGGCCGGCGTGCCTACGACCGACGGCGCCGCGCAACCCCACTCGATGCACTGGGACGCCAGTTCAAGGTCATCGTTCAGAACGACCCGTGCGCGCTATGCGGCAAGCCTGCCCCCGTGGATGCGGACCACATAGACCCGCTGAAGCATGGGGGCGAGAACCGCTGGGAGAACCTCGGCGGCGTCTGCCATGCCTGCAACGCTTCGAAGGGCAACCGGAAGCTACTGATGGTCCTCCATGAACAGAAACGGTGACATCAACGGCGCGATCCGCATCGCGATCGAAGAAGCTGAGAAGGCCATCGTCGGTGAGGAGCCTTCGTGGCATGAGGCGCTCGCGTTCTTTGGCAACGACCAGTGGGTCGAGCAGAACGCGCTGACGGGGCAGCTGGACCGTCTCGAGGTCCGGGAGGGCGGGAGCAAGCAGCGGTGGCAGGCGCGGCTGACACGCAACCGGATGACGGCGAAGGTCATGGGCGAGGTGTCGATGCTGACGAGCCGCGTACCCGACTACGACCTGGACCCGGCGTCAGGCGATCCTGCAGCCGACAATCAGGCCCAGGAGGGCGAGGTCGTTTTGCGGGCGCTGCACGAGCAGCTGGAGATGGAGAACGTCGCGATCAAGACGCTGATCTACGCGATCCTGACGGGGGCGGGATTCACCTACCCGTTCTGGAACCCGAGGTTGGGCGAGACGGTCAGCGAGGACGAGAACGGCCCGCTCCGCGAGGGCGACATCGATATCGGGATTCTGCATCAGGGGGAGGTCCTGTGGGATCCCGACTGCACGTTCGAGGAGTCGCAGTACGTGATCATCCGCAAGGCGAAGTCGCTGGAGCGGATCAAGCAGATGGCCGAGATCAACGTCGAGAACATCACGGCCGACGCTCAGTCGGGGCTGTGGGAGCGACCGGGGTCTGAGAGGTCGAAGCTCGGGTTCGTCTATGACTACATGCGGAAGCCGGGCAAGGAAGCGGGCATTTGGCTGACGATCCACAACGGGCACAACATCAAGAACCCGCGTCCGTTCCCCCGCAAGAACGGGGAGTTCCCGCTGCACAAGATGGCGTGGGTGCCACGGCCGGACAAGCACCGCGACGTCGGCGCCGGGCCGATGCTGGTGGATTGCCAGCGCGGGTACAACCGGACGCACAACCAGATCACGGACTGGAAGAACCACATTCTGACGCCGCAGTTGATGGCGCCGGAGGGAAGCCTGCAGGTCGATTTGACGAACGAGCCGGGGGCAGAGATCACCTACCGGGTGATCGGCGGCCAGAAGCCGGAGTGGCGGATTACGCCTGACATCCCCATCTCACTCTTTCAGAGCCTCGACAGGGCGCTGGACGACATGGATGACATTCTCGGGTCACACGACCTCCCACCGGGAGTCGAGAGTGGTTCTGCGATTCAGGAGGTGAACGAGCGCGACCAGGGCCGGCGCGGGATGGTCATTCGCCAGCTGGCCCGCTGGTACGCGTCGAACGGAGAGCATTTCCTCGAGATTGCACAGGCGCGCTACAGGGAGCGCCGCCTGATTGAGGCGCAGGGCATGTTCGGCGTCGACACGATCCCTGATTTCCTGGGACGCCGACTGAGCGGTCTGGGAGCGCCGAGGGTGAGCCCGGCGAGCATCCAGCCGCGCACACGCGAGTACGCGGAGGCGACGGTGCGCCAGTACGCGGAGCTGGGCTGGATTCAGCCGCATGAGGCGATGAAGGCGATCAAGAGCGGCAACATGGACATCGTGATCAACGACATCGAGCTCGATGAGGCCAAGCAGCAGCGGGAGATTCGCAGGATGGTGACGCTGCAGATGCGTGTCGAGCCATCGGTGGTGGACAGCCCCTCGGAGGTCGCGGCGGAGGATCAGCTGGCGCTCGAGGAGGCCGGGACGCTGGAGGCCGATCCGGCCGAGTTCCCGATGCCGGCGCTGGGCGACGGACACGCGGTTCACAGGGCGTTGCTGAATCGCTGGATGAAGACGAGGGACTTCGAGCGGCAGCACCCGATGGTGCAGGAGTGGGCGCGCGATCACGAGGAGGCGCATCGCATGTACGAGGACTTGGAGATGGAGGCCGAGATGGCGCGACAGGCGCAGAAGGCCGAGCAGCTGGGCAATGCGAACGCCGCGAGACAGCCCTCGATGGGGCGCCCGTCAAGGCCTGCCGGGGAGCCCGCATAGGTTCCGTCCGGCGAAGGGAGAATGCTTCGCCTATGTCCATGACCCCCACGTTCACGTGTCGGAGGCCCCATCGTGTCTGAGGACGCGGTGGACCAGCCCGAGGTCGCGGAGGACGCGGCCGCCCCCAGCGAAGCTGGACCAGGCGAGGAGAACAGCGTTGCGAATGGCGACGGACCAGCCCTCGAGGCCCCGTTCGACATCAACGAGGTTCCACAGGAGGTCAGGGAGCACGTCGAGAAGTACAACCGCCAGCTGCAGGGCGAGTTCACGCGCAAGACGCAGGAACTTGCTGAGTCCCGCAAGGGCGAGCCGGTGGACGTTGCTTCTGAACTGCTGTCTGAGCTCGAGGAAGATGCCAGGCTAGAGGCGCTCAACGCTCTCGCCGACCGACTCGGTTTCGAGCCGGCGGATGAGGGCGAGGACGCCGAAGAACCTGAGTCGGAAGCGACTGACACCCCGGAGATCGAGGGGATTCCACCCGAGGCAGCGGAGCTCATCAAGAGCCTGCAGACGAAGGTGGACGAGCTCGAGAGCGGCTTCAAGGGTGAGCAGGAACAGAAGACCCAGGCGGCCATTCGGGATCACATCGTCGATGGCTTGGACGCCTACGCCGCGAAACTGGACGTCGAGCAGCTGCCGCAGCCGTTCGTCCGACAGATCATGGTGCTGGCGCTCAACGGCCCTCGCAAGGATGGGATGCCGGATATGGATAAGGCGATCTCCGCATGGGAGGAGGCCGAGCAGGAAGTCATCGACTTCCACAAGGCTTCCAAGCAGGTGGATGAGCCGGACCTGACGGGATCTTCGGGTGTCGCGGATTTCGAGTATGCCGACAGGGCACAGCGGTTGGCGAGAGCCGAAGCCGTGGCCTCCCGGCATAGCTGAGATCAACGACAACTAGGAGGCAACACAAATGGCAACCGAGACGCCTGTCGCAACCGCGGCAGACATCGCGGCGGTCGAAGATGTCCTCAAAGAGGTCTACGTCGCCAACGATCTGGAGTCCCAGACACGCGACGATGTGACCATCCTCGACTGGTTCGGGGAGACGACCGAGTACACCGACTCGAACGGCTCCAAGGCGGTAGTCCCGCTGAAGGTCGGACGCACTGGTGGTATCGGCGCACGAGACATCAACGATCCGCTGCCCAAGGCTGACCGCCAGAAGGTCGGCCGGGCGGAGTACGAGTACAAGCACCTCTACCTGACCGTGAAGGTTCACGGCCCGGTGGTCGCGCGTATGCGTACCAACCGCCAGTCGGCGATCCGCGAGATCGACACCGAGATCAATGGAGGAGTCGAGGACTTCAAGCGGGACATGTGCAGGCAGCTGCACACGTTCGGCGATGCCTCGCTGCTCCTGACGGCTCTGCCGGGTAACACCTCGGCTACGACCATCCCCCTCGGGGCGGGTAACTACCCGATCCTCGAGCGAGGCTGGATCTACGAGGGCCAGCGGATCGAGGTGGGCTCGCTCGCAAACCCGGACGCTTCGGCGGCGGGGATGCAGATCATCGACATCGACGACACGCCCGCGGCGCCGACCATCGAGGTCAGCACCGCTACGGCGACCACGGCCGGCCACTTCCTGTTCCTGTACGGGAACCGGGGGGACGGCTACAGCAAGGAGATCAACGGCCTCGGCAACATCGTGGCCGACGACTCCACGCTCGGCGCCATCGATCCGACAGCGGCTGGCAACGGCTACTGGAAGTCGTACGTCGACGACAACGGAGGCACACCTCGTGCCCTCTCGCTGTCGCTGATGAACACGGTGAACCGCAAGGTTCGCCAGCGCGGTGCGATGGTGTCGGACGTCCTCGGTTCCCTGGGGATGCAGCAGAAGTACTACGAGCTGCTCCAGTCCCAGGTGCGTTTCGCAGGCGATCAGTCGCTCGGCGGAGGCAAGACCGAAGGCCCGCAGTTCAACAACGTCACCTTCGCGGGTGACGCTGACGCCCTTCCGGGGAGGATTTACTTCCTCGCCAAGAAGGCGCTTCAGATGTACTCGGCGGGACCGCTGTCCTGGCAGAACCAGACCACGGGTGGCAACATCCTGGCCTGGGATCAGGACTACGATGCATTCGTCGCACGTGCAGCGAAGTACGTCGAGACGGGAACGGATCGTCGCCGCAGCCTCGCGCTGCTGGACGACATCACCGAGCCCAGCTAGGCGGTCGGAGAGCGGGGGGCGGCGCGAGAACGGCGCGTCGTCCCCCCTCACCGGCATACTTGAGTCATGTCTGACCTGATCCTTCCGGAGAACGTTCTCGACGCCACGGAGGAGTACGTGGCGGCGGATGCAGCGCACGATGTAGGCATGGCCATTGCGTTCCAGGCGGAGCTGAAGAAGCGCGACAGCCGACTGACGTTGATCTTCGTGAAGGAGGGAGCGGAGACGTTCCCGAAGTCACCGCGCTGGTACGTAGTTCGCCGCAACGAGGAGACGGTTGATACGTATTGGGTGATCGAGGACGAGCATGGCGAGTACTCGGAGCCGCGTCCGATTCATCTCGAGCGTCTGGACCAGCTGGACACGACAACGGGCGGGCGCGACCCTCTGCGCGAGCTTGCCGAGAAGCACATGCGGAAGAAGTTGGAGTCGGAGAAGAAGAAGGCCGACAAGTCGGCGGAGTTCCGC